GGCCGATATTTGGGACCTTGGGCACAGTGATGAGGACAGGCGTATTTACACGGGGCCTGAGCACAGTGCATGTAACAGGCGCACATCTACACACAGAGCACAGCAACAGCAGATGTTGGAGCGTGAGTGATGGGTGGAACACGCAAGAGTCTCAAGCGACCGAAGGTCTATGACGCATTGAGGCGAAAGGGATACAGCAAGACGAAGGCAGCGAAGATCAGCAATGGTCAAGCAAAGAAGGCAAGAGCGAAGAGGAAGAAGAAGCGATGAGTAAGAGCGAAGCAATCGAGTGCAACGAATGCGGTTCTCTCGTTCTCAATCGACGCAAACACAAGGAGTGGCACGAACGTGTTGTGTTGTCGAAGCTGAGGAAAGCGCCGATCCATGTCGACGCTGAGGGCGAAGCGTCGTCCGCCCGCTTCGTCGGACGCCGGGAGGAGTAGTCCCCCCGCCTTCGGAAAAAGACCCCCCCTCCCCTCAATTCGTCAAGAATGCAGAAAGCGAGAATCACGATGATTCGTCATGCAATCGCGATGAATGACTATGCACGGGGGTGGGGGTCGCCCCTCCCCCGTCACGCTGCGTAAAGACCGCCGGAGAGGGCCGTCGGGGGTCTGAGCGGGTCAAAAGGCTTTCTTGAAGCTTCACACTGCATAGTCATACATCACCAACCATCCACAGGAGGCATAAAATGGGTTCTGGCGGCGCAAGAGCGAACAGGAATGCACCCGTCATGGGTTCGGCAACAATGGCGAGGAATGCAGCAGAATGGACGAAGCTTCCGAAAAGAGAAGGAATCGGAATTGACGTTCCTGACTGGCCGATCGGCTTTTCTGAGCCTTCTGAGCAAGAGTGGGAAGCTTGGGAATACCACTGGCTCCACATGGCTCAGGCTGCAATTTGGGAGGCGGAAGGGCTGCACTACTCCGTTGCTCAGTACATTCGCACCCTGATCGACTCCCAGAAGGGCCGACGCTCCTCGCAGCACGGCACGCTTGCAAAGCAGATGCGCGAAGAGCTTTTGCTCTCTCCGGCCGCTCTTCGTTCACAAAAGTACGTCATTGTGGGCAGCGAAGACGCGGACATTCTCGATTCCATCACCGGCGAAAAGGCCGCTGAAACGCCCGAAACTCCGCAGGAAAGGAACCCCCTGCGCGTTGTTAAGGGTGCTTAGTGGCTCTCCTCTACGCGCCGAACGATGACGAATACCTTGTCGATTTCCCCGCACTCGACATCGTAATTCCGTGGATTCAGCGCCATTGCGTCATTCCTGACGGTTTCAAGGCCGGACAGCCGTTCATCCTGCCTCCGTGGCAACTGTGGTTCTTCTCGAACTTCTATCGCGTGAAGGAAAACGCGAAGCTCGAAGACGACTACGGAAACCCCGTGCCCGCTCTGGGTGCACCGGCTTTCTACTACCGGCGCGCGCAAGTGATCCTTCCGCAGAAGATCGGCAAGGGTCCGATGACGGCTGCGCACATTTGCCTTGAAGCCGTCGGACCAGCCATGTTCGCGGGTTGGTCGGACGGTGGCGATGTTTACCGCTGTCGCGATCACGGTTGCGGCTGTGGGTGGACGTATCGCTACGCTCCGGGCGAACCGATGGGAACTCCGTGGCCTACGCCGCTAATTCAGGTCACGGCGTTCTCTGAGGAGCAAACCGACAACGTTTATGGCGCTCTCAAGCCGATGATCGAGAAGGGTCCTCTAGGCTCGCTTATGCGGGTAACTGAGGGTTTCACGCGCCTTCCTGGCGGTGGACGCATCGACACGGTTACTTCGTCCGCGCAGTCGCGACTAGGCCAGCGAGTTACGTTCGTTCCGCAGGACGAAACTCAGTTGTGGACCGAATCGAACAAGATGGACAAGGTTGCCGACACTCAGCGTCGTGGTGCCGCAGGTATGCAAGGCCGAACCTGCGAAACTACGAACGCGTTCGACCCGTCTGAGAACTCCGTGGCTCAAAAGACGTGGGAGTCGACAGTTACGGACGTGTTCAAGCTGTTCCGTCAAGCTCCGCCGAAACTCAGCTTCGGTGACCGTCGCGAGCGCCGGAAGATTCTCGAACACGTCTACGCCGGAACTCCGTGGATCAGCCTCGACAGCATCGAAGCCGAAATCCTCGAACTCATCGACAAGGGCGAACGCGGACAGGCAGAACGCTTCTACGGCAACCGTCTTGTCGCCGGTAACGGCGCGTGGCTCGAAAACGGGTTCTGGGAAGCGTCCGCTGTCGACGTTGAACCGGAACTCCCGTTCGGCACGGAAGTTTGCGCCGGTTTCGACGGTTCCGACTCCGACGACTGGACAGCGATTCGTCTCGAAACTCGCGAAGGTTACCGCTTCACGCCGTACTACGAAGTTGGTGGAGAACTGCGGCCGACGATCTGGAATCCTGCCGAGTGGAACGGTTCGATCCCTCGCGGCGAAGTTCATGCAGCATGGTCGCAGATCACCAAACGCTACCGACTTCGACGCGCCTACTGCGACCCGCGCGACTGGCAATCGGAAATTGGGGATTGGGCGCTTCTGTACGGCGAAGAGGTGTTCATCGAGTGGGCAACGTACCGAATCGAAGCGATGTTCCAAGCGTTGCAGCGCAGCAAGAACGACTACAAATCCGGTCGTTCGAAGCACGACTTGAACAAGGATGCGGAAACTCACGCGTTCAACGCTCGCAAGGTGGCGAAACCCGGCCAGAAGTTCATTCTGGGCAAGCCCACTCAGCATCAGAAGATCGATGTCATGATGGCCGATACGCTGGCCCACGAAGCCGCGAGCGACCTGCGCGCGGAGGGTTGGGACGCGGAGAAAGTCGACTCCACAGTTTCAGTTATGCAGCGCGGGAACGGTCGGGGACGTTTCGGGTATCAAAGCCCGCAGCGAGGAACAACGCAGGGTTTTGGACGACCCGGAGTTTCGCCCGAACTTAGAAGGAGATAGACGGTGCCCATCACTGAGGACGAACGAAACCTCATCGGCCAACTCACGGGCCGTCTTCGCGCGGGTAAGTACGAACGTGAGCGCATGGAGGCGTACGCGGAGGGAACTGCGCGCTACACGAAACTAGGGCTCGCAATCCCCGAAGGTCTCGAAGACCTGACAACGATCATCAACGCTGCGAAGATCGTCAAGGAGTCGACGGAAGAGCGCATCGACATCGAAGGTTTCCGTCTCCCCCCAGAAACCAACGCCGATGGAACTCCGAAGGACATCGACCCCGAAGCGCCCGATACCGACGAAGAAATGTGGCGTTGGTGGCAAGCCAACGACCTTGACTCTGAGTCGCAGTTGGGTCACGAAGATTACATCACTATGGGGAGTTTCTACACGTGCGTAGGAACTCGCGCAGACGACCCGGATACTCCGCGCATCACCGTCGAATCTCCCCACAACATGACGGCGCTGTACCGGCCCGACAACCGAACTCCGCGCGCGGTTCTTCGCCTCTACGACAGTGAGCCGGAGGTTGCTCGCGGGGACCGGGCAACTCTCTACGTTCCTGGCGCGAACGTCTACCTCAAGCGCGGGAAGGGAACTGGCGGTTGGGTTTACGACGAAACCGATGAGCACCCCGGCCGCGATGAGTTTGACATCGATGAGTGCATGGCAACGCCGTTCGGCAACAACGCGAAACTCAGCGACCGAAGCGGAGTTTCCGAACTGCGCGACGTGGTGACATTGCAGGACGCGGCGATTCGAAACCTCACCAATTTGCAGGTTGGCGCAGAAACTCACGCGTTGCCGCTTCGTGGTGTTGCCGGTGCCGCTGCGTCCGACTTCAAGGACGCGGCAACGGGCGAAGAACTCACGCAATGGGAAGCGTACTTCGGTGCAGTTTGGACGATCGCAAACCCCGAAGCGCGTAGTTTCCAGTTCTCCGCTTCGGACCTGCGAAACTTCCACGAAACCACGATGCACTACATGAGGCTCATTTCAATGGTGTACGGGCTCCCCCCGTACTACGTCGGCGCGGGCAACGATCAGGGGCCGGGTGGAGATTCGATCCGTGCAAGTGAGGCGCGACTCATCATGCGAGTTCGCCGGAAGATTCGCGCACTCTCGGCAGGATGGGAACGAACTATGCAACTCGCGCACATGATGGTGAACGGTGGGGAACTCGATGCGCGTTACCGCTCGCTCGAAGTTCTGTTCCGAAACCCCGAAACTCCGACTATGGCTCAGATCATCGACGGAGTTGTGAAGCTGCACGCCGATGGTCTGTACTCCGTGCGTGATGCGCTTGAGGACATGCCGAACGTCACTGCAACGCGCCGGAAGCGCATCCTGCTCAACCTCAAGGCGGAGAAGGACGAAGAGGCGGAGCGCAGCCAGAAGGCCACTCAGGCGCTCGCGGACGCGATGCGCACGGACGGCGTGGAGGATGAACCACAGGGCGGGATTCCCGGCTTCGACCCGTCTAGCCGCACGGAGGACGGTGGCGCGTGAGCGTTCCCACGCAGCCGCTCGTGACGGCTCAGGAACTCGCTCAGGAGCGTTACACGGCCGCTCAGGCGCTCCGTGATGTGGTTGTGGCGTCGGTGGTCGCGGAGTGGCTGAACGTCGACCCTGCGAACATCGTCGGCAGTTTCGCGGGTGGTGTGTGGCAGGCGATGGAACTCCTCATTCGCGCCGGACAGCGCAAGGTCGTGGAGGACGCAGACAACTACATCGTCGGCGCGCTCCGGGCGCAGAATCTCGCGGTTCAGATGCCAGCCGCCATCGTCCCGACTGCGTTCGAAGGCGCGAGTGACGGCCGTCAACTCGATCGGCTTGTCGCGCAAGCCGTCATCGACGCGAAGGTTCGTATCGCGACGGGAGCGGAACCGGCTCAGGCGATTCGCGACACCGGCAACGCGTTCGTAACTCAGATGGCTTCGAATCAGGTCATGGACGCTGCGCGTACGGCCGATCAGGTTGCGCTTGCGACTGTGCGACCGGAGGAGGGTGCGGAGTTTCCCGAAGCTCCTGAGAAGGTTCCGGCTGAGTACGCGAGTAGCGCCGAACCCCTCAAGCCGTTGGAGTTTCAGGAGAAACCCACGCCCGTTGCGGAACTTCCAACCTCCACGAAGGCCGCGAAACTCGACCGGTACGGAAACCCTATGGGTGGCCGCTTCGGTTACATTCGGATGCTCTCGCTACCGTCGTGCTCGCGTTGCGCATTGCTGGCGGGAAGGTGGTACGGATGGAACGCAGGGTTCGCGCGCCACGATTTGTGCGACTGTCGGCACATTCCCTGTCTCGTAGCAGGATCGGAGCCGATGCTGACCGATCCAAAGGCTTACTTCGACTCGCTGTCAGCGGACGATCAGAAGAAGTATTTCGGCAAGGCTGGGCGAGACGCGATTCTCGCTGGCGGTGACATCTTCCAGGTGGTGAACGCAACTACCCGCAGGGGTTCGGTTTACGTCGCCGGAGGGAAGAAGTACACGCGCGAAGCTGCGACGAAGCGCGGCATCTATGGGCAGGCCGCGAAACGACGGGGCCAGAAGGCGAAACCTCGCCTCACCCCGCAACAAATCTTCAAGGACGCCGGGAGTAACCGTGATGAGGCGGTGCGACTGTTGGAGGAGTACGGCTATATTGTCACCTGACAGTTCCGCGCGAGGCGGAAGAGTTGTGGCGCGATGCCGCAGACTGAGGAGAAACCCCGATGCCCGAAGAACTTGAAATCGTTGGCTACACGTTCGCCGGAACTCCCGTTTTCGCCATCTTCGGAGGCGACGGCGAGGAGGACGACGACAACGAGGGCGGCGAGGAGGGTTCGGAGGACGACGGGTCGGACGGTGGCGAGTCCGACGACGATGACGATGAGAAGCTTGGAAACTCTGGCAAGCGCGCTCTTGAGAGCGAGCGCCAGAAGGCGAAGAAGGCGCGCACGGACTTGAAGCCGTGGGCCGCTCTTGGCCGGGAGTTCGGAACTCCTGACCAGATTCGCGAGAAGCTTGCGTCGAAGTCGACTGAGGACATCGAAGCCGTTCGGGCAGAGGGCAACACGCGTATCGAGACGATGCGCAAGAACATCGCTGCGCTTGCCGTGCGGGCGCTCGCTTCCGAGTTTGAAGACCCTGACGACGCGCACCGGTTCGTTGATCTTTCCTCGATTGAGGTTGACGACAACGGCGCTGTCGATGAGGACGACATTCGGGATGAACTTGCCGCAGTTCTCGAAAAGAAGCCTCACCTCCGGAAGTCTGACGGCACTACCGACACGAAGAAGAAGAAGCTCCCGAACCCTGACCGTAGTCAGGGGAACGGGAACTCGAAGAGTTCTGCGGGTTCGCTTACGTCCGGTGCGGAGCGGTACAACAAACTCTTTCCCAAGAAGAAGAACTGACCTCACCCTGACGAAAGGCTGAACGATGCACCTCGGTGTAACTCGTGAAGACTTCTTCGTGGGCGACCAGTCGTGGATCGGTTCGCGGGACTTCACCCCTCCGCGCAACGTGACTCTCGACCTGTCGGCTTTCACGAAGGCGACTCACTACCCGAACGGTTTCCTGCTCTCGGGCATCGCCATCGCTCCGATCACCGCTACCGGCCTTTACGGCCCGTACGACTCGGCCGCTACCGATGGACGCGAGAACGACACTGACGGGGGTTTCCTGTTCTCGGAGATTCCCGTTTCGATGGTGGACAACACGGCGGACCCGTCCGGCGCGCTGTTCTACCGTGGCGTGGTTCGCTCCTCGCGCCTTCCCCTGTCCGTCGACGCGGCCACTTTCGGTGACCGCATCATCTTCGTTCCCTGAGATTGGAGGTCTGAGAACTCATGGAGGTTTTCGACCAGTTCATCAGCCCCGTCGAACTCACGGGGATGATTCGCGCGGCTGAGTTCGACCTGACTGAGAACAGGTTCAAGCTCTCGCAGCTTCTCCCGCATGTCACCATCGCGGACGTTTCGGCCAGTTTCCTCGTCGGTCAGCAGGGTCTTGCTGAGGCTTCGGTTTACCGCACGTGGAACACCGAAGCTCCGATCGGCCGTCGTGAGTCGCTGTCGCGCGCAACCTTCAACTTCGCGCCCCTGGGCGAGAAGATGATGCTCGATGAGTACCACTCCATGCGAGTTCGTCGCCTCAACGCGTCGAACTCCGAGATGGGTGACGCTCTCGAAGGTTTCATCGCCCGCGACGTTCAGCGTCT